CCGTGCCGATCCTTGCCCGACCGTGCCTAACACTCGAAGGAACACTCGTAAGAATGTTCAATCGGCTGTTGTCAGCCCTTGCCCCTCCCCGCCCGTCCAAGGCTGGCCCAGCCTTTGCTGGCCGTGCCCGACCGAACCATGTTGTATAAATTCAATCAATCAGTTACAATCGGCAACACATTGTACCCACATACTTTCATGTCTTGCAATACCTTTTGAAAGAAAATTATGATTAAGATTGCAATAGATCCCGGCCTGTCTGGCGCCATAGTCATCATGGAAAGTAACTCTCCGATTGAGTGGCAGCGGATGCCGACAATGAAGACGGGCTCGGCCAATCGAGTGAACGCGCCAGCTTTGGCTGCCATGCTCAAGCCGTATCTTTACCTTGATAAACAACTCCATGCGTATGTAGAGCTGGTGAGCAGTATGCCCGGCAATGGAAGTGTTTCCATGTTCTCGTTCGGCCACTCAGCTGGTGTGATCCAAGGTGTGCTTGGTGCGTTTGAGATTCCTGTGACGATGGTGACACCCAGTCAATGGAAGAAGCGCGCGGGATTAGTGGGGCAGGACAAGGATGCTTCAAGGACGTTGGCCATCCGGATGTGGCCGTTTTGGCGTGAACTGGACAAGAAGGGCGTGGGTCAGGCGTATGCTGATGCGGCATTCATTGCACTTTATGGAGATTGATGTAGAATAAATTCTGGTAACTTGCAGTTGCCATCTCCTTTGTTGGATTGTCCTTTACCCCCGAACTAATCACTCGGGGGTTTTTTTATATTAACAGTGTTAATATGCTCAAGTAAAAATAAATATAGTCTTGTTGACACAGATTGAAATAATCTGATATAAACGGGTTGTTGCTGTAGTGAGCAATGAATTAGGCCACTTTAATGTGCGTTTCGCTTTACCTAATGCTTTCGGTCGGAGAGTCATTAGGCAAGGTCACTACCGAAGCGCACACTTAAGTGGCCTTTTTTATTTTGGAACTGGGATTGTGTGTCGGGTTAGCGCCGGCATCTCCTAAACGGACGAAATGTTTTGAAAACACTGCTTCATGTGAGCAGTCCCAGCTCCACCTCCACTACGCAGCCGTCAGAGCGCGTTAGCTAATGGCCTGTATGGGCTGAACTCAAAGAACACAGAACCTCGGCGTGACCCGCGCCTCTGAGTAGAGCAATCGAAAAGAATAAACAGCGATGTCGAAAGACACATACCCCATGGTTGCACCCAAAAGTGCAGGGAGGGCGGATTGGCATTCCGTTAGTCAACATAAAAACTTGACAATGCTCGCTGATAAAGAGTCGTTGGCTCTCCTACACACACCCCTTGGGGGAGGGAGGGTCAACGGGTAAGAGGGCTCTTAGGTGGTAACATAACAGTTGACTCATCGTTTATTCATGAGTTATATTCTTAACACAGGAGGTTAGTATGGAAAACGAAACAACACGGCGCTATCCACGCACTATGCACGAAGCGTTTAACTGCGATAACGAACCCATCAGTGGGCCATATGGTAAAGAGCCAGTCTGGCCAACGTATGCGATCTTCTTCATTGTGATCGTTGCTGGGATCATTCTGTTCTGGAGCAAAGCATGAACCAAGATGAAGTTCTAGCAACGCTACACAGGGTGGTGCAAGAGAACAAGCACTACACAACGTGGACTATATCAACGCCGCACTTGGTTGCTTTGGTACGTGAAGTTATTGAGCAAGAGCGTGAAGAAATAGCGCAGATGATTGAAAACATAGATGGATGGAACATGGATGACCCTGCGTCTACTGCCGCCAAAGCCATCCGAGCAAGGAGCAACCCATGAACAGAGAAGACATTATTCGCATGGCACGAGAGGCGGGGATTGCAGACTCATGGGACTTGAATTGGCAAGACAAAATCATTGAACGCTTTGCCGCCCTTGTCGCTTCTGCCGAGCGTGAGGCGTGTGCAAAGGTGTGTGAGGAACAGATGCAAGGCAAATCAATTTGGATAGAGGGCGCAAGAGCGTGTTCATTAGCCATCCGAGCAAGGGGACAAGCATGAAAGCATTCCCAACACCAGCATTCAGCATTAACAATGAAGCGCGTGTCACAGCTGTAGGCGGTGAAGGCGGTATGGATTTGCGGGATTACTTTGCGGCCAAGGTTATGCAAGCAATACTTCCTATATACGACATTCAGGATGTTTTTGAAAATGAGAACACTCAAATGCCAATTATTGTGGCAAAGGACGCATATGCGCTTGCAGACGCAATGATGAAAGCGAGGGAAGCATGACCAACGAGGAAAGAGAGATGGACTTAGCACTGGCCGACCTTGAATCAGAGGTTCGCAGACTAAAAAAGATTGAGCAGGCAGCGCAGGCCGTTGTTAAATCGTTTAGCAATAGCATTGACTACAACACTTGGGATGCAGCTCTTGATGCGCTAGAGGCCGCGCTGAAGGAGAAGCCATGACTGATGACGATGACATCCAAGAATATGCCCGCCCTTGCCCAAACTGTGAGTACCACAGGAAACGAGCACAACTGTGGCGTGATGAAGCCTACAAACAAGCAGGGCATCCGTTGCCTGAGCGTGAGTGGGTAGGGCTGACGGATGAGGAATGGCTATCGCTTGGGTGCAAGTCCGTTGAAGAAGTACGCGTTGGTCTTGCTATTCAAGCCAAACTCAAGGAGAAAAATAGATGAAGCCAGGACAAGAAGCTTGCCTGCGAATGGCGCAGTACCAATACAGTTGCCGCAATCAAGACATGATGTGGCGTTGGCTGTTTACTTGGGCAGCATGGTCTGATCACACCGACTTCTTCTCAGACCCAAGGCCGCCAGCACTTAAGACCAAAAAGCCCAGAAGGCGCTGGAAGCATCTGACCAATGCTGAGACTTTAGGAATCATCAAGCAGCTCCCCAACTGGCAAACAGATCATCTGAACACGTTCATCTTTAAGGTGCTGGTCGAGGACAAGTTGAAGGAGAAAAACAGTGGATGAGGTGGAAAAGAAAGCCCGCAGACGGGCTTACTACGAAGCTCACAAAGAAGAGGTGTATGCCAGAACGCTGGCATGGCAGCGGGCTAACAAAGATAGGGTGAACGAGCGCCAGCGGGCAAAGTATGCAGAGAACAAAGAAAAAGCAGCCGCTAGAGTCAAAGCTTGGAACGATTCCAACAAAGAACGAAAGGCTGAGACTGGCAAAAAGTATCGAGAAGCCAACAAAGAGAAGACGGCAGCCAGAAGGAAAGCGTATTACGAAGCCACCAAAGAAGCGTTAAGGCAGCACCATGAGGCCAACAAAGAAAAGATCAATGAGCAACAAAGAGAGCATTACCAAGCCAACAAAGATCAAATAAAGGAAAGGATTCAAACCTATCGCAAAGAAAACCTACACAAAATTCAAGCCAAACGAAAACAAAATGTTGACAAATGTTCGGATTCGTACATTCGAAGTTTGTTCAAAGCCCCAATGACGCCAGAGCTGATCGAGGCAGCCAGGCTAAGACTTTTCATTAAACGCAAACTATTGGAGATAAAGAAATGCGACACATCAGCGAATTAACAAAAGAACTTTCAGCTTTGTACGATGGCCTGAAGAACGGCACAGTCGATGTCAAGATTGCTGCAGAGATGAACAATACGGCAGGCAAGATCATCAACACCCAGCGTGTGCAGCTGGAATACGCAGAGCTACGTAAAGAGCAGCCCGACATTGTTTTCATGAGTACCAAGAAAGATGGGTCATGATTGACGGACTCCAACACACCGAGGGTGAGAACAAGTGCAGCGTTTGCCAAACCGACTTCACGGATGACGAGGGTGGGATGCTGGGCTACATCGGCATTCTGCCCGTGGCTTTCTGCCTATTTTGCTACTCTGGAATATGCGACATGGTGGAGCAGCTCGATGACCGCGAGTGGGAAGGCCTTGAGCGTGAAGAAATTTGGAATGTGGCTTTGGAGATAAAGTTGGATCGCACCAATCCTGATTTAGAAGGGTTTGCCAGAGCTATCGAAATTAAATTAAAGGAAAAAAATTCGTATGAGTGAGCCAGAATTAAACATATGGGAGAAGGCGCTGGGATGGCGCAAGCGTCAGATGATTCAGCGCCAGCTTGACCCGATCACCAACAAGATCAGAAACGATACTTTGGAAGAGGTTGCCAAAGAGTTTGACAACATGAAGAACGGCGGAGACACAACGGCAGGGTTTGCCATCTATGTAAGGAGCATGAAGAAGTGAACGGGTTTGCAAAACAACAGCTATCAATCGGAAGTAAGCAGCCGGTACATCAATACAAGGAGTGCAATTACTGCAATGAACTAAAGCCGCCAGAGGGTGGCATCCAACTTAGCCATACAAAATGGCACTGCGCCTCTTGCTGGGCAGGCCGCGCATCTAAAAGAACATCAACAAAAGGAAAACAATGACCGAAAGAATTAAGCTGCAGAAGATCCGTTTGGACGGCGGCACACAACCACGCAAAGAGATTGACGAGCCTTTAGTCCAGCATTACACCGAGATATTGCTTGAAGGCAAAGACAAGTTTCCGCCCATCGAGCTGTGGTTTGATGGCAAATCTTACTGGCCAAGCGATGGCTTCCACAGATTCCACGCACACAAGCGAGCCGGCTTTTTAGACATTGAGGCCACAGTCAGTCAAGGCACCAAGCGCGATGCCTTTAAGGCCTGTTTAAAGGCCAATAGCAAGCATGGCAAGCCACGCACCCCAGACGAACGCCGCTATGTGGTTCAGATGGCCTTGGAAGACATTGAATATGGCGATGCTACTGACCATGTGATTGCAGAGCTGTGCGATGTATCAGTCCAGACAGTTGGCCGTGTTCGTAAAGCGTTAGGCCTTGAGAAGACTACCCGTGTTACAAAAGACGGCAAAACAATCTCTACTTTGAACAGAGGCCGGCCAGCTGCGCCTCCGCCAGAGCCGGAATATACCGAAGAAGACAAGATGCATGAGCTGGCCATTGAGCAGATTGCATTGACTGAAGAGAACACAAAGCTCAAAGATATGTTGGCCGTCCGATCTTTGCCTGTGTCTGAGAAGGCCAGGACAGAAGTTCAGGAAACCATAGAGTCGCTGCGAGAAGAGGTCAAAGACCTTGAGTTCAAGCTTCGTACCATGACCCAATCACGCAATGAATTCCAGAATAAGAATGCTGAAATGATTAAGCAATTAACTTATTGGAAGAAGCGCGCCGAGAGGTCAGAAAAGGCACTAGAATCTAAATAAACCGAAGCTGGGCGGTATCCCAGCAGGAGAATTAAATGCTCGAATTAAGACCGCATCAGGCGGATGTAGTGGAGAAGCTCGCACAGGGTTTTAAGAATGGCCACAGAAGCCAGTTGCTATATGCCCCAACGGGGTTTGGCAAGACAGAGGTGGCTATGGCCATCATGTTAGAACAGGCCAAGCAGCTCAAGAATGTGGCCATGGTGTTAGACAGGATCGTGCTGGTCAACCAAACCAGTACGCGCCTTGGTAACTACGGCATCAACCATGGTGTCATGCAGGCCGACCATTGGCGGTATCGGCCTTATGAAAAGATCCAAGTATGTAGCGCGCAGACCTTAGAGAGCAGGGATAACTTTCCTGATGTCTCTATGCTCATCATTGATGAGTGCCATGTGCAGCGCAAGCAGATCATTCAGTTCATCAAAGACAGGCCAGACATGAAGGTGATCGGCCTGACTGCTACGCCTTTCACCAATGGTTTGGGCGATACATATACCAATGTTGTGGGTGCCAAGCCTACTGGTGAGCTGATCGAGGATAAGTGGCTTGCTCCGCTAAAGATATACATTGCCAAAGAGATCGACATGACGGGTGCCAAGAAGGTGGCCGGTGAGTGGTCATCTGATGATGTGTCTGAGCGCGGCATGAAGATCACGGGCGACATTGTCGAAGAGTGGATCAACAAAACAAATGAAGTGTTTGGTGGCCCTCGCAAGACTGTGGTGTTTGCCTCTGGTGTGGAGCATGGCCGCGACCTTGCGCGCCAGTTTAATGAGGCTGGTTATAACTTTGTGTCGATCAGTTACAAAGAGGATGACGAGTTCAAAGCCGAGACAATCGAAGACTTCAGCCGGCCTGATACGAAAATCAACGGACTAATTGCCACAGACATACTAACCAGAGGTTTTGACGTCCCTGATGTGATGATTGGGGTGTCTGCTAGGCCGTTCTCCAAGTCGTTTAGCAGCCATGTGCAGCAGATGGGGCGCATCATGCGGCCTTATGATGGCAAGGCCTATGGCCTGTGGTTGGATCACTCTGGCAACTATCTCAGGTTCAGGAAGGATTGGGACAAGCTGTTTGATGAGGGTGTGACCGAGCTGCAGAATGGTGCCGAAGCTGCAAAGAAAGAGCCGACAGATAAAGAGAAGGGTGAGGCCAAGTGTCCGGCCTGCAAGACTTTGTGGGTCTGGCCTGATCGGGTCTGCGGTGAATGCGGGTTTGAGAAAGCTCAAAAGCAAGTCCTGAATGTCCCAGGTCAACTGACAGAGCTTGAGATGACCAAGCGCGAAGCGGTGTCTGAGAATCAGAAGTTTTATTCTGAGCTGATCTTCTATGCCAAAGCGAGAGGATATAAGGAAGGCTATGCGGCTGTCAAATACAAAGAAAAGTATGGCGTCTATCCCCGTGGCCTGCATATGAATCCTATTCCTACATCGTATAAGACCAGCGCGTGGATCAAGTCACGCAACATTGCTTGGGTGAAAGCGAAGGCGCGCACATGACATTCGAAGAGTTCGCAAGGGATCATGGCCTCTTGATAAAAGATTTGATCTTGGATCGCTGGGTGCGTGTTGGAACTGAGGATCATCCTCGCAAACAAAACGGGGCTTACATCTTTGACGGCCACAAGGGGGCGATCATTAACTTTGCTACGCACGACAAACATATTTTGTATAAGTCGAGCGAGCCGTTTATTCCTGACCCTCATGCTGCGGCCAAGAGAGAGGCGGCCAAGCGCGAGCATGAGCTGCGTCAGCAAAAGGCAGCCAACAAGGCCGCATTCATTCTGAACAATGCCGTCAAGGGTCAGCACCCCTACTTGATCCGCAAAGGTTTCCCTGATCGCGGCCTCGTATGGAATAAGCTTCTTGTCCTGCCTATGCGGGTGAGTCAGCACTTGGTTGGCTGCCAGATGATTCAAGAGGACGGGACTAAGCGATTCCTGACGGGGCAGCAGACCAAGGGTGCCAGTCTGGTGATTGATGCCAAAGGCCGCAATATTCTGTGTGAGGGGTTTGCCACGGGTATGTCTGTGCGTAGGGCAATGAAGTATTTGCGCGAGCGATATACCATTCACGTTTGTTTCTCTGCGGGGAATATGCTTGAGGTGGCCAAGGGTCTGCGTGATCCGTTGGTGATTGCAGACAATGACCCGATGGGGGTTTCGACAGCCAAAAAAATAGCCTCACGCTACTGGCTTGGTGAGGCTGGAGAGGACTTCAACGATACCGAGCAGAGGATTGGCACCCAGTTGGCTGCCGAATCCCTGCGTATGGTTTTGTAAGTTTTCTGTAAGTTCTGATATACCGGCTGGAATATCAGGTTTTGATTTCGTTGAAGTGTTCATCAAGTTGGCCGGCGTCTTGCAGGGCCACTTCAAGATTGAAAATAAAATCCCGGATAAAGTTCGGGGCGTCTTTGCCATCAGAATAAAAAGCCTCATTAAATAGCTCAATGACGTACTTGGCGCCCTCCGGGTTGCCTTTAAATGATAGGCCCTTGTTCTCAGCTTGAATGATTGTCATGATTAACCTCCAAAATTGGGTGGTGAGTGGGTAAAGCCGGCATCTTCAAAGAATTTATCTATGTTTCGGCATAGGTGAAAAAACTCGTCTTCATCTTCTTCGTTATCGGTTACTGGGTGTAGCTGATCCATGTCTGTGCAGAAATCTACCCCGTCCCTGTAGTGGCCAATGAATCCCATGCCCTGCTCAATATAGGTGGCCTCGACCTTGAACCCCATGGCCTCTAGGGCGTGATAGATGCCCTCTGGCGGGCTCCAAGCTGTGTCAAAGTAGATCGTCACAGCGTTGCCCTCAATCTCGTAAACCTCGGGGCTGTCTCCAATGCTCATGTCCCACTTGGTGCCCCATTCTGACAGGCAGAAGCCATGCCAATCTTTATAGCCGTAATGCTTTAAATTGTCGGCCTGAAGAACTTCAAGCTCGGCCTGTTCAGGGGTTCCTTTGCCAAGAAAACCAGCTGTAATTTGCAAGTCTTTGGGCACCGGGCGAATCATTTGAAAAATTGCTGGGTTTTCTTTTGCAGCAACAGCGCGCGCGAGCTCTTGCACAATGTCGGAAAGTTTGTTCTCTGATTCTGCAGTTGTTGCGATCAGTTTTAGTGAGTTTGAGCACCAGTTTGGCATTTTGTTGTCCTTTGTTGAGAAAATTTAGCCTCATGTTGCAGGCTTGGATTTAGGAAAATTAGCCTCATGCTACTGGCTTGAAAGCCTATTCATGGGCGGCCTGTCCGGCCCGGGGGCCGGTGCGTGGTGTGCGGCGGGTGGTTAGTGCTGGCCTTCGTTATATCCCAGCACATAAAGGCGCCGGGCCTCGGCCCTGTCGGCCTCTGCTTCGAGTGCCAGCAGAAAATCAAAATTTTGGATTGCAGCCCGGGCGCGCGCTGCGTTTTTGGCCCGTATGGCCCGGGCGACTGTGTAGCCGGCTTTGATGTAGGTCTGCTCAGTTTGTTTCATGATGGGCCTCATATCGTGCAGCAGCCACAGCAAGGCGCATCCTCACAGCGGCCCTGCTTGTTGCGGTAGAACTCGCGGCCCGAAAAGTTAAAAACATCGCTCACGCGCGGGCTGGTCGTTGTAAATTGGATTGTGTCGGCGTCCGGTTCAAGCTGGGCCGTCCGGCTGTCGGTGTCGTATATGATGAAATCGCCCGGGTTTATGCGGGCGCCTGATAGGCTGCACTTCCCGGGATACTTTGCGCGCATTGTTTTAAGCATAATTCAACCTTTCAAAATGGGGATTATTTTGCGGGCCAGCTTGTCGGTCTGCTTGGCCTTGCTGCCATGGGCCCGAAAACCAACGATAAAATCGCGATCGGCCCGGCTGCACCATGGTTCAAAATTGCCGCAGCTCTCGCAAGTTATTTCCTCGCGGGTCTGGGCTTCGCAGATCACGATTAGGCGCCCGGCTGGGGTGTGGCTCACTTTGGGGGTGTCCATGGGCACCACAGCGGCCACAGGGCCGGCGCCGGTGTCTGCCAGCTGGTCGGCGTGGCCGGCGTTGTCGGCGCTTAGATTTATTGTGAATCCCCAGCTGTTGGCGTGTTTAACCCACTTGAGCGCTTCGGGCTGGTGTTTGTGGGTGTAGGTGAACCCGCGCCGGCCCCGGTTGGCCTTCACGATTAGGCCCAGCGCGTGGGCGTCTACTGCTTCACCCTTACCGGGCAGATCACCCACTACAGCAAAGCGCCACACTTGGCCCGGGGGCAGGCTTTGAATGTGGCCGGCCAGCTGCTGCACCGGGGCGCCGCGCGTGGGCACCATGTCCCAGCTCATGCGGGTATGGAAGTCTTCACCATAGCAGCCGGCCCGGTACAAGGCGCAGCCGGGCGGGCAAGTGTCGCGCAAATTGTAGGTAACTGGCAGCGGGCCGGTTTTGCGGTTTCCGCTGTTTCGAATGAATGTGTAAAGCATAGCGGGCCCTTTAGTTAAATGCTGGCGCGCTGGCCGTGATTTGCTCGATAATCGCTGCCGTTTTGGCCGGGTTTATTTCATCGCCGCGCGGCTTATAAAGGCGGTCGATAATTGTTAAATCATGGCCCAGTAAATAGGTGCCGTTGTCGCCGTTGTCGCGATCGGTGCCGGCGTAATGCAGCCTATAAACTGTTATTCCAACATTGCAGCGGAAATAGTGCCGGGCCAATAGTTCGGCCAGCTGGTCGAGGGCTTCGGTTTGTGCTGCAGCTGTTGGCGCGTGGCGCAGGCCCAGCGCCCGGGCGGCGTCTATGAAACCTTGAACGCTCGCGCGGCCTCCGTTCCAATGTAGATATATCGCGGGCGCGTTGTCGGCGGTGTCGAATGATAAAACGGCTCTATTTCCCATGATTAAAACCCCTTTGTAAAAATGTCGAAGTAAAAAAGGGCGCCCACAGTCAGGGCGCCGGCCACTATCAAAACGGCTGCAAAGTCTGCGCCGGCTGCAGCGCGTGACTCGGCGCGCTCGGCGCCCGGGCTGTAGTGCTGCCGGTGTTTATGGTGTTTCATCTCTTGCATGATTCGGCCCTGTAGATATAAAGGGCGCAGCTGGCAGCAGCTGCAGAAAAGAAAATCACAGCGGCCCCGGCCAGCCAACTAATCGGCGCGGGCAGATAGGCCCAGCAGGCCAGCTCGATAATGGCACCGGCCAGCATGAGCACAAAAACGCTGGCCTCGCTGTAAATGTAAAAAATGCGGTCTAGTTTTTTCATGATGGGCCTTTCAATAGTTGTATGACACGCGCAAATGCACGCTATATTCGCGCGCGCTGGTGCGCTTAACGCTGGCGCTGGTGCTCGGGCATCCGCAGCAATCGTGTTCGTGTCTGCAGCTGCTGCCGCCCATGGTGTTAGCGATGGCCCGGGATAGGTCGCGGCCTTTTAAGTTGCTGGGGGCTATAACCTTTGCAAGATAGGCGCCGCCGTCATCGTATCCCTCGGGCTCGCGCGTCATGCGCTGCTCTAGCAGTTTGGCGGTGCCAATATGGGCCCAGCTGTCTAGGCCGGCCCAGCCGTCCCGGTAGGTGCTGGTTTCGCGTTCGAATAATTCAAGTGTTGTCATGGTTTTCCTTTCGGTTGGTTGGGGGTTATGCATCGTCAAGCATCAGCGCGGCGCGCTGGTCGTAATCGGCCCGGGCTTCGCGCTGGGCTTCGTGGTCTAGGTCGTGCAGCTGGTCGCGTATCTTTCCTAGTCGAACCTTGGCCAGCAAAACGGCGCTGCTGCCAATATCCCAGCCGGCGGCCCAAGCGGCCCGGCGGTCGGCCTCTTCGGCCCGGTAGTCGATAAGGGCCAGCTCTTCGAGCGCTCTACAGCGGCGGCGTAGTGTTTACCGGCCAGCACAGTTATTGCGCGGCCTTGGTATTCGCTTAATGCGTGTCTTACATTCGCGGCCCATTGCCGGCGGTCATCGGCGGCCATTGTTGACAATGACAGGTCATAAGGGGCGATTATTAAATTAGGAAAAACGGCGCCGTGTAGGGCCGAGAGAATGATTACATCAGCGCCGGCGCGCTCTGCTGCGGCCATGGCCAGCCGGAAAGCTTGGCCGGTGTACAGCTCTGCAGCTGGGGCGGCGTGGTCAAGCTTGGCATTGCTGCAAGCGATAAGGTAAAGAGGTTTCATGGGGTGCCCTTTCATGGCGTGGTTAAAACATGAATAACGATTACATAATGTCATGTGTTGACTTGTCAAGGGGTTTTTTAACAGTTAACGAAAATAATTTAAGCCCGGCAATAATCCTGGTGAGGGGTGAGCTGCTGCAGCTGGTGAGCTGATAGGCCATGATGGCCAGCTGGGCCGGGCTGGTCTAAGTGGTTTGCATTGTGTCGCGGTGTCTGCTATGTTCGAGATTCTTATTTCATACCCATTGAAAACACCATGCCACAGAAACTCACCCGCGCGCAAATAAAAGCCGGCTTTGATCAAGTACCTATCGAAACGCTGCTATCAAGCGGAGAGGGTAGAACACCCAAGATATCCAGCAAGGCTAAGGCCTTCGCTCATGCCGTGGCACTCGGTAACAGTAAGGCGTCAGCATACCGGCAAAGCTATAACCCAAAACCGGCCAAGTCAACCATTGTCACGGCGCCATACAAGCTCGCGGCGGATGCGCGAATACAGCGTGAGATCGAAGCCTATAAGCTGGCAATAGAAGCGGAGAAACATCGCACCCCAGCTCAATTGAAGGCTCTACTCGTGCAGCAGCTGGTGCAGCACACGTTAGACCCAGAGTTCCCGCCGGCCCAGCGTATGCGAGCGCTGCAGCTCATCGGTAATCTATTCGAAGTGGGGGCCTTTTTAGAGCGCAAAGAATCGACTGTCATTCATAAGAGCTCAGACATAAGGGCCCGGCTGCTGGATAGGCTGCAGGCCCGCGCACCGGCCAGCGCGCCCGCTGATGCATTAGAGCTGCTGCAGGAAATCAGGGAGGGCGGTGCCAATCATGATGGGGAC